ATGAAGTCACAACCATTCTTGGTTCTCCTGTTCCTGCATTTGTGTAAGGGTCAAATAAAATATCTAAACCACCAAATTGTGCAATATGAACTTTCGAGAAGTCACCCATAAGAACATGGTCTTTTGAGCCTGTTCCATTTGCAGCAACATTACCTGAAACAAAGGCATAATATCCATTTACTCTTTTGTCCGCAGGGTCATAAGCAGCAGAAATACTTGCAACTTGTGCTTCAGTTTTTATTTTAGCATAAGCATCAGCATCCATTAAATAAGCCATTCTAGCGCCTTGTAAATTAACATTTGCAGCAAGTAAAGTTTCTTCCATTGAGATTGCATTTGCCGCAGTAAATTCACCTGTAGGTCCTGTAGCCGCATCTGCAAATATTGATGCAGGAGCATTTGAAACATCAGATGTATCAAGTAAAGCGCTTTCAAGAGTTGCCGCTACACTTTCCGCCATATTTCTTCTTAGAGCTGCCTCTAAACCTGCATTTTGCGCCATAGCTTCAGCAGAAACATTTACTATTGAAATACATTTTTTTGGTGATAATGTAATTGAAGTAGCTGTTCCATTTGCCGCAGGAGCAGAACCTCCTGTTTCAGCAACGAATCCTGAATTTATTGAACTAAACACTGGGAACTTCATATTGTTAACACCACTATAGAAGTTTGCTCCTGCTGATGCAAGAACTAAATTTGCTTCTAATTGGTCAGTCCATGACATAACCTCAGTCGCATTTCCTGCATCTGTTCCAACAGCTGCTCTGTATTGAAGAACAGAAGAAGGGATTGCTATACCTTTATATGATTGACCTAAGTATCGTGCTTCATTTCTTGCTTCTTGATCCATTTCCTTAACTATACCTTCCAATTTTCCTGTGTATGCTTGTTTCATAGCACTCTGAAAAGAATAGTCACGCAATTCTTTTGAAGATTCAGTTGGTTTTGTGCTTGTAGATTTTGAAGCAATTGTTGCGTTCAATTTTTCTAACTTTTCACATCTTTCGATTTTTTTATCTATTTTTTTGATTTCAGAATCAAAGCCATCAAATTGGTTTGATTCCTCCTCAGTCAAATCTCGCTTTTCATCTTTAGCAAGATTAACAAGAGAATCCATATTTTCTATAAGGATTGCTCTTTCTTCTTTTAATTTTAAACTTTCCATTTATTTATTTGTTTTTTAATATTTGTAACTTTAATTCCATAAGATTTCTTTTATGCAAATCTTTAGATTCTTTGGCTTCTTGTTTTTCGTTATATAAATTTAAATTTCTTTTGGCTACTGTTGAAACATTTGTTCCTTTGTATGCAGGGATGGTTACAGGTGAAACATCTATCAATCGAGAAACTTTCTCTATTGTTCTGATAGGTTGCCCATCTTTTCTTTCCCAAGAATCTTCTTCAACTATAAAACCAAAAGATGATTCATAAATATTTCCTGATTTTAGATTAATCAATAAATCGTTTCCATATGACAAGCCTTCAGGAACATCAAATGAATATCTTAATCCTTTTGAATCGACAGTTAACTGTAATGATCCATTATCCGTTCTTGCAAGTGGGAAATTCATATCATGGTTAATTAAAGCAACTACATTATCTTCCATCACACTCTCAAAAGCCCTTTCAGATACTTGCTCTCTAAAACCACCTAAGTCCTCAGAAAGTGAATTAAAAACACTTGCATAACCCACAACCCTTCTTGGATTTTCTTCATCTACTCGCATTTCTGTTTTATTAAAAAACCTTCTTTCAAATCCTTCTGCTTTTTGTAGATTCCTGTATGAATCTTCATCATCATGGTCGCCCTTATTTATTTCTTCAATTACTTCTTCTACCATCTCATCATCATCTTTTTCTTTTAAATAGTGGATTACATAATGAGTTTCTGTTTCTTCAATAAAATCAATATGTCTTTTTATGACAGATTTTTTTCTTTCATCTTCAAACATATCAATCAATTTGCCTGCTGCTTCAAAAATATCTTCATGTTTAAATTGTGCTGCTCTTTGTCTTATAGCTGTTAATGCTTTTTTATATACTTTTCCATCTTTTCCAAATGGAAATTTATAATGGTCTTTTGTTTCTGCATCCGCATCTTCATTAACACCTAAAAACCATTTTCCATAATCGGACCAATTATCATCACCCAAAATTTTATTTCCATCTTCTGCTGTAAAATCCCATTTACTATCCATGTCAATTTTACCTGCATTTATTAATGATTGTGCTTTTTTATATCCTTTATTATTCAGTTTCATTTTTATTTATATTATCTATTGAACCTAAGTTTAATGGAACAAAATGTCCATCTAAACCTTCTAATCTGTTTAAATCTTCAAACTCCCTTATTTCATTTGCGGACAACACTCCTATTTCAAACAACCTCCTGTAATAGTCACCCCTCGAATCAACATCCGCTCTTAATAATTCTGATACTCTAAATTTACACCAATGATTTTTTTCTTCACTTGCAGTAAATACCTTTCTGTTAAATTCTTGTTCGATATTGACTAAATAAGGCATTAAGGTATAAGTAACAAACTCAATAGATTGTTGCTCAATATTATTATTTGTGCTTCTCTCTAGGTCGAAAAGCATATGCGGTTGCACTCTAAAAATTCTAGCTATTTCTGCAATTGTGAACTGTCTGTTCTTAACAAACTCTGCATCTACTAACGGAACAGATATTGGTTTGTAAGAAACTCCTCCTTCTAATACCGCTGTCTTATGTGTATTACTCAATCCTCCAAATCTATTACCCCAAGATTTTCTCAATCTTTCTGCTGATTCTTCAGTCAATTTACCATCAGTTTGTAACACACCTTGCAATATCGCTCCATTCTCAAAAAACTTTGCTCCAAATTTTTGAGTTGCAAGACCTACACCAATTGCTTCTCTACAAGCTGTAATTGGTGATTTTCCAACCATTCCATCATAAGACAGTCCAACAAAATGCAGTATTTCTTTACTCTGATATGTTCTTTCATTTGTTTCATAATAAACCCTTCCATCTTCTCCTAATTTAACATCCATTAAATTTGGATCAACAATATCAAAACTAATTGGCTTTGCTCCACCATTTCTGTTTATAATAGCATAAGCATTACCATATAATAATAGATGAACCATCAGAGTGTTCCTGAACTGATAACTTGTGTATCTTTCAGATGGATTAGAGTGAAGCAATTGTTGCAAGGGTAAATCATAAGCAATTGCCTTTGAACCATCTTTTTTCCGTTCATACACGTTTAAGGGTAAGGAAGCAACTGTTGAAGCGATTAGATTGACCGCTGCCCACACAGCGGTTAGTTGCATAGAACCCTGTTCAGACACTGGAACACCTGATGTGGAAATACCCAAAGAACCTATAAAATCTGTGTTATATGTTCTTTTTTCCTTTTTAGGAAATTTGAAAAAATCTAATAACCCCATAAAATTTGCAGTATAAAACGCATAATACTAAATTATATTTAATCCCACAATAAACTTTTTTAAAAAGTATTAAAATTTAAAGCATCTAATATTCCTTCAGAGGTAGTTGAAATCTTTTTTTTTATCAAACGCTCATAAGTCAAACCTTTAAATGTTTTGTCAATCAAACCTCTCCTGACTTTACTTTTAAAACTTAATGCTTGTTTTTTATTTAAAAATCCTTTGTGCGTGCTTACTAAGAATCCATTTTTAATATCTAATTTTTTATAACTTACAATATACACATTCATTATTATATATTACTTTTCTTATTATTTATTATTTATATTTTGATAAAATTGAATTTCATTTACATTTATTACTTTATTGTTATCTAACAATATAAAATCTCCTTTTATATCAATAACATTATATATCCATTGACATTGTTTTGTTCTTACTCTACTACCTATTTTTAAATTTTTCATTTCTCTTTTCGTTTTTTGTTATACACAAATATAGCACTTTTTTGCTTAATACCAAACTCTGAGGGAAAAAACTTTGATTTTTTTTACTCTACCTCTGTTAAATTTTTTGATTTTTTTTTCTAGATTTCATTGTTTTAAAGGATTGATAGGAATTATATTTGAATTTCCCATGTTTTTCATAGTGTTTTTCTTCCACTATTTCCCACGCTTCTCTCCCTTTTTTGGGTGAATTATGTTTTTCAAATTCTTTTAAATACTCTTTAAATTTCATATAAATAAAATATCCCTATCTTCATAAACACTTCCTTCATCCTCTTGTGCTTGATTCATATATTGTGCTAAAGCCATTACAAGCGCTACCATTCCATCAATCTTAGACTTTGATTTTGACTTGCTGAATTTAATATTTCCTGCTGCATCAGCTTGAATTTGAACGTTGCTTGCGTTCCAATTTAAGACAGGATGATTACCATGATTTATCTGTTTACCATAAACTAACTTTTCTAATTCTTTACAAGGCGCTGACATACTTGCAAAGCCCTGTCCAATAGGATTCATTTTTACACCTTCTTCTGTTAGATTGATAACCAACTGGCTACTGTTCCACCTATCAAATCCAATACCTATCACATTAAACATTTCACATATTTCATATATTTTTTCTTGAATAAAATTATAATCAACTACATTACCTTCAGTCATAAATATATGTTCTTTGTTTACCCACGAAAGATAATCCACACCATCTGAATCTCTTTTTTCATAAACCTTAGATTCAGGAACAAAAAAGAATGGTATTACTTCAAATGTTTCATCATCATTTGGAAATAATAAAGTCAAGGCGGTTAAATCCCTTGTAGATGCTAAATCTAAACCACCAAAACAATCCCTTCCTTTGAAATCTTCAATGTTTATTTCCCCTAAATTACAATCATTCCAAACTTCATCATTAATCCATTTGCTTTCATTAGTGGTCCAAATATTCAAATGTAATCTTTTAAACGTGTTTTCATATGAAGCTATTTGATTTGCTTTATTAAATTGTTGTGTAAAATATTCATCTTTTATTATTGATCCATAAGCAGGATTTGCTTTTTTCCACGTTGATTTTTTAGTCCAATCATCCTCTTTATCTGCTGCAAATATTACAGGTAAAAATGATTCATCTTTAATAGCACCTGATAAAACTTGCTGTGCATAGGTGTGGACCTCATAGCAAATAGACTCCTTGTCATATCCTGCTGTGGTAATACAGATGGTTAGTGGTTGCTTTCTTGCTCCTGTGGATGTTGTTAATACATCAAAAAGTTCTCTTGATTTTTGAGCGTGTAACTCATCAAAGATTATAGCACTACAATTAAAACCATGCTTAGTATTAGCATCTGCGCTTATAGCTTTATAATAAGAATTTTTATTTTCTAGAGTAACTGAGTTTCTAAATACTTTCCCACGCTTAGATAATTCCTTGTTACCCAAAACCATAGCTTTTGCAATCTCAAAAACAATGCCTGCTTGGGAGCGGTCGGCAGCGGCGCTTATAACTTCTGCTCCTAACTCGCCATCTGCGTATAACATATATAATGCTATTGCTGCACACAAACTTGACTTTCCATTTTTTCTTGGAATCTCTATATATGCTGTTCTAAATTTTCGTGTTCCATCTTCTCTTTTCCATCCAAAAAGAGGTTCAATTATTTTTTCCTTTTGGAACTTTTCTAATATAAACGGCTGTCCTGCGAGTTCACCTTTACAATGGGTGATGTATTTTTCTATAAACGCAACCGCTCTGTTTGCGGATTTTTTATCAAAATAATATTTCATTCAAAAAAATTATATTCATCTTTATTTTCCAAAGGTCGTTCTGCTGAAATTTTTGTTCTAGCTGAAGGGGTTAAACCAAACTGAGTTGCTAATTTTATAGCATCTGATAATGCTTGTTTACTAACTGTAACCAAGGGAACAATTTGTGAATGTTTAACCCTACCATCTTCATCTCTGTAAACTTGAATCCTTCCTGTTTCTTGCAAGATTTGTTCTGTTTCAATATGTAAAGCAATTGAATTACAATATGCTTCAATCAGCGCAAGGTCAACAGTGTGTAACATTCCTAACATAAACAATTCGTTAGTAACCAAAACCCATTGTTGTTTTGCTATTTTTGACAACCATTTGGGTGGTGTGGGTGCTTTAGTAACAGGGGTGACTTGCATTTCATTCTCAATTTCCCTTGACTTTGCTAATGTGCCTCTCAGCTCTTTTAATTTAGTTGGTATCTTTTTTCTTCCAGCCATTTATTTTTTTTTTAGATTTATCAACATCTTCTTCATAAAAAAATTCACATCCTTCAAAACAGTTTGAGCAGATACAATCAGTTTCAAAAACTATTGGTGAACAACAGCAATTTGATAATTTAGTTTTTTTTTTATTCATATTTAGTTATTGTTATAACCCCCCCCTGTTATATTTTGCATAGCTATAAAGATAACTGGGGCGGTCGTTTTC